AACGCCAATCATGTCTGACTTCATGCGGGCTGCTGCGGTAAGTAACTTTTCAGGGTACGGCTTACGGGCAGGGCGTGGGTCATAACCCCACTCAAACCAAGAATTGCCATCTGTAAAAATGTCGCCTGCACGAACACGCATTTCCTCAATACGATACTCAGGGTCTAGGTATCTACTTCCATGAAGGTCTGCATACTCACGAAGTGGTGTTACCCAATCACCTTGGTTAATAACAGCAGGTGCATCTTTAGGAACAGCACGATAAACGGTAACCATACGATTTGGGTTACCTTTGTATTGATTGATAAATTCAACAATTTGTTTATCTAATCTACTAAAATCTTTTCCACCTACACCATAGATACGAGCAGCATCAGCAGAATAGACATCCTCAGGATAAATACGAGTTATGTTGTCTAGTGATGCACCAAACTCGCGGTCAGGTGCTGTGTGTGCGCCACGGTATCCAGCAGTAAATGATGATTGTGGATGGCGTTGTGGACCTTTACGAGTAACAACTCTTAGTGGAACTGGTCGCCCAGTATCTGAGATGTAACGCTCTAGTCCAAAACTAAATTCTTGTGTTGCATAACGGTCAGCAATTTGTGCATTAGTAGATGCAGATAATGGTCTTGCTGGGTCAAATTCAAAAGTATTTGTTGCTGAGCCATGATACAAAGTAACGGCTTCTGCTTCTGCCAAGGCAGAACGAAGTCTTGTAAGTTCTCTAGGTAAGACAATGGCTGCTGCTTCCTCAACACCAACTAAATTACCTTTAGCCTTTTCAGCAGCAATGTAGTTAGAAATTAGGCGCTCGCCACCACGCTCAATGTCTGCCATGCGGGTACGGATTTCTCCTGCAAGACCTTTACGAGAAAGGTCAAGACCACGAAGCATGTCTTGAAGTTTTGCAACTTCATCACGCAAAACATTGATGTCGTCTTTACGACCAGCCAAAACTTCAACATTATCAATAAGACGGCTAACTCCCGCTTTACGATTTTGTAAAAATCTTTGTACAGCCGAAGGACCACCAACTGCTACTGCTGCTGGCAAGGCAAAAGCCTTAGCCATCATAGATAGTTGTGCTTCTGTAAGGTTACGAACTGTGTAACCTAGGCGCATAAGAACGGATGTTTTGAAAATGTCGTTAACATTATCAAGTGTGTTCATAAACTTTTGTCCACGAACAGCAATTTCCGTTGGGTCAATGCCTGAAAGAATACTTGGAAGTACACGCTCGTAAGAGTCAATGCCATCTTTTAGTCGGCGTAAATCCATTGCAATAACAATGTTTGCAGACTCACGCTCTAACTGTGGAAACTTAGCAATTACTGGACCGTTCTCTGTAAAGATAGACAAGAAGCCACGGTCTTTATGTTCTTTAAGTGTCTTAGCACGGCGGTAATCAAAAATTGCGTACAGTTTTTCAATTTGTTGTTGGCTCATGTTTGGGGCAATAATTCCCAAAGCATCTTTTTCAGCCAACTTAATAATGTTTAAACGCTCGCCTTCGGTGGCTGCTGCAAGATACTGGTCAGCGTATGCCCCAGCCTTTGGTGCAAATGTTCCACCTGAAAGTTCAACAGCCTCACGCAAAAATGCGTTCATCTCTACATAGGAGTCGCCATCATTTACTCTGAATACACCACTTGGGCGAAACTTTGTAAAAAACTCTGACTTACCCTTCATGTAATTAACAACCATAACGGCTGGATGAAGGCTAGTTTTTTGTATCATGGTTACTTCGGGGTCAGCAAAAGTCTTTGCTAACTTTTCTGCACGATTGCGTGCATAACCTGATAGTGGACCACGGGCAAAAGTTCCACCACGGAACTCATTACCACCAGTTGAAACTCTTTCTAATGCAATACGGAAACGGTCATCCTCTTTAACAAGGTTGCCTAGATAAGTTGAAACTGCATTATTGTACTCAGGGCTAACAATTAAATCACCATCAAGTTTTCCATTAAGTGCTTCACGGAAAGGCTTTGGTGTATCTGTTAAATTATCAAGAACAAGCGCTGCTTCGTCATCAACTCTTGCGATTGCTGCCATTGCTTGCTTATCTGAACCAAGTACGGCACGGAAAGTATCAACAACTTCTTGGTCGGTAGTTGCACGACCAAATAAATAAGCCATAGCATCAGGGTGTGTAACACGCTTTTTAGACCAGTATGGATACTGAGTCTTTGCATCAGAGCGTGCAAGGAATTGAACATCCTCAACTGCACGACCCTCACCTTTAAGAGCGCGACCTAATAGGTCATCCACTCCATCAGAAGTCATTGCTAACTTACCAAAAACTTTACGAGTTGCAGAACCCGGAATTGATGCAATACCAGTACGACCAGCACCCATCAACCCTGCTGCCATTGGCGCACGGGCTGCAATAGAAACACCTTTACCAGCAAACCCTGCAAAAAATAGCGGGTCAATAGTCATAGATGAAGTAAAATCAAGAGAACCACTAGCAAACTTACCAATGAATTGGTCGTTAAATGCTGCTTCTCTATCCTCAGGATTAAATAAATCAAATCCTGCTGCTAAATACTTTACATTACGGTCAAGAAAATCATGGAACCAACCTGAATTTTCTGCTGCGTTCTTGCCTTGACCAAACAAAGACAGGGCAACTTGTCCCATTGAAATGTCGTCTTTGTTGTCGGCTACGCGCTTTTGATACTGTTCGTATGTTTCACCAACATTTTTGTATCGGTTGTACATAAAGGGCAGTTCAAGTCCCTTTGTAACAATTCCTTCACGGACTTTTCCGCCTGCTTCATAGGATGCTTCACCTACTGCAAATAGTCCTTTAACTGCACCACGAACTGGCGTGGTTCCAATTTTGACTACACCTTTAGCAACATTAACAGCATCAACATACCAAGGGTCATCATTAGAACCTGATGTAGCAATGTCGTGGACTAAGCCCGGTATGCCTGTAAAATTAACAACGCCTTTGGCAATGTCGCCAATACGGTTAAACCAAGACATTAAACCTGACTCCGTAAGTAGCGATAAAAGTTACGCATAGAGTTTGATGCATTTGGTGACTCAGCAATTCGTGCATAGATTGGCAATACAGCCATAAGTCTTGCAACATCCTCAGAATTTTGAGCAGCAACCATTGCAGGTGTAGATAAAATCTCAGGTCCTGCGCCTTCACCTGTTCGTAAACCAGTAGTCATAGGTTGGTCAGGGTATTGAGTTGGTGCATCAAAAGGCACTACTTCTTTTGCATAATCTGCTAAAGCAGAGCCTTGATTTAAAGGTAAAGATGCTGGGCTGGGTTGTCCACCACTCATGGGCGCTTGGGTTTGTAGGTCATAAAAGTCCTGCCCGTCACCATAAGCCATGCCTGCTGCGTATCGCGCAGGTTGTCCATCCGTTCTTTGAGAGAGCGCACCGGGTCCTGAAACTGGTGCAGGGTTGGTCGGTTTCCTGTATCCACCGCGCTGGTCTGCCATTTTATCCTGCTTTCATTTTCGCTTTAAGAGCGTATCTAAAGTGCATCTTTTAAAATTATGAGTAGTTTTGTTTAAACAGCATACTCAGGCTGCATCAATAAACTTCTTACTTATTTTTTGAACCGCGTGTTCCTTTTGGCTGCTTGCCAAGATAAACCATACCGCCCTTAGGATTGCCCTTTTTTGGAGTGCCATCTACGCGTGGCTTCTGTACATTAGCCTTGCCTGCTGAACCTTGGTTTGCTGGCTTCTTGCTGTATCCCTTCATTTATTCACCCCCTTTACGCTGGTACTCGCCGAATTAGGCTAGCCTGTAAATTAGGCTCTCCTTGTTGAGTTAGACTTGCTAAAAGTGATTGAACATCAGGGCGACCACCGGGGGCTATTTGACCCGCTGCTGTGCCTACCATACGACCAGTTGGACTTAAACCAGCAGGTAGTTGTCCAGCACCTGCGGGACCCTCAACTGGCATGCCATCAGGACTTACTGTTTCAGGAGTCATGCCCGCAGGTGTTGGAACCTCAGGTTGTTTAAACGCATCTGCCACAGCAACTTCAATAGAAGTTCCCTTTTGACGAGCGTTAATTACTGCTGATAAAGCAACTAAAATTTCACTAGGGTCTTGTCCTTGGGATGCAAGGGCTGGAATAGCCTGAGCATAAGAAGCAATCGCTTGCTTCATTGCATCACGAAGTTCCTCGGTATCAACCTTGGCTTCCTCTTGTGTTGCATTGAAAGAGAAGGGCATTTGTCGGCGCAAGAAATCGCGTGAAATCAATTTATCACCGCGAGCCTGTAAACCAAATACTAATGCCCTGTTAGGGTCCAAACCAGCCATGAGTCCGTATTGGACATCTACGGTGTAATCGCCATCAATGTCGCGATTTGGCTTGTATTTGATGGAGTAAGGGGTTCCGTGATGATTACCCTTTAACTCTTTTTCATCATTGCCAAATACTGCTTCGTCAACCCTTAGGCAAACGCTAATAAGGTCAACAAAAGTACGGGCAAACATAGAGTGTGCAGTTTTAATTTGTGTATCAAAGCCACCCATAAGAGCCTGAACACCACGACCAGTAACGATTGAAGCATCAAGGTTACCTGTACGGCTCTCAGGATAACGAGAACCTAGGCGTAGTTCTTGTTCAAGAACTCCCTGTTGAGCAAAAGCACCTGCTGGTATTTCAAGCGGAACTCTACGGATTGCTTGTGGGTTAGCAGAACGCATGATTGCATCAGGTCCAAGAGCCAACTCTTGTACATCAGTAGGCATAGCGATTGGTGCTTGTACTGCCTTAGTTGCTGCCTCTAATGAAAGCAAGGCATAGCGTGCCTTGGCAACTTGAATTGCTAGTACATCATCAAACTGACCGCGTGATTGGTCGTCAATAGATGGTCGTTGTACAACCCTAATCATTACTTCACCGATTGGGTTTACTGCACGGTCAAGAATTAGGTTATTGCGGTTAGGAATAAATAAAACATCTTGGTCTTTGTCGTGATAACGGACCACTTCCATCATGTCTGATGGGCTGTCTTTGCTGTAAATCAAATTAGCCAACTCAGGATACTGAGCCATAAGTTCAGTCGTTGGCTTCATAATGCGTTGATAGAACTTGACTACCCGACCAAAGCGGTCAATTACTGGGTAGGAACCAATGGAGTCAAGGAAACGGATGCGTGGCATTTTATGCTTAACATCAATTTCTACCTCTGCTGGTACGAACCCATAAGTTACATAACGGTCAGCAGCGGTAAACATCTGAGATTGTAAGTTGGAGAAGTCAACATAACCGTTAACAATCTCTCCACGCTTATCAGCCTTCTTACGGGCTGACTCAGATACCATGGTAGTTGAATTACAATTAAATGCTGGTAGTGGTGCAATAACTTCTGCCAAGTCACGGGCAGCAATGTCCACCATGTTTGCAACAATAGGGTTTTCAAATGGACCGTCAGGGAAAAGGTCAGGGAATACATCTCGCATTTTGCCTTGGCGTACCAATAGTACATTGTACATACGGGTATCACGGTCAGCGTATGCACGGCGATAACGGTCAAAACCGCTAGTTATTTCCTCAATGGAAATTGCCATGCTCACCTCTATTCTTAGTTTGTGTAAAGTAGTTCATCTAATGAAATGTTTATTTGATTGCCACGGTCATAGCGTGTATGGAACATGTTTTGACGGCTATGCGAACGAGCAAAATTATTTGCTGCTGCAAGGCGGTCACGGCATGCAAGTTCTGCAAACCAAAATGCCATAACGCAGTCTTTCTTTTGTGACTTAGGAGAGTCGGGATACCAAGTCACTAATTGTTCTATCAAAGCCTTTAATCCCTCGGAAGCATGAGTAGAAGGAAACTCAATAAGAGCATTACCTTCTGCGTGTCCGTGGAATAAGGTCGTCAAAGAAGCGACTCCGAAATCGGTGTCCCATTTATTTTGTCCTGTGTGATGTTCCCGTAGAACCGCACCCCTTGACGAAAGGTATTCTCGTACTTCACGGTCCTGAGTTAACATTGTTTGAAAAGCGTTCTTTTCAATTCGCCACTCGGTGATGTTGTACTTATCAGTCCAGTCTTTAATCAATGTTCTAATCTCATCAGGTAACATGCCTGCCACATTGGACACATCTAGTATGTATCTCTTTTGGGTTGAGATGTCTAAGGCAATGGCAACGGCAGCAGAGTATCCAGCACCTGCTGGGTCAAAACCTGCTACGACTATTAAGCCATCCATACCTTCGGGTCTAACACCGGGCATACCCTTAGGTATTCTGCCAATGTTGCGACCACCGTTAATTACACCTTTAATAGCATCCGAAGGAAAAGCCGAGTCCTCATGTACATGCTGTTGTTGATACACCATAGCCCAAAGATTTGGGGACATACGCCCACGCTTTTTGGCTAGTGCCTCACCTGTCCATTTGTCGTACAGACCATTTTCGTCAGGTACGCCTTTACCCGATACAGGTGCTAAATTTGTTTTTGACCATAGGGTTACCCAGTCTTTTGACTCATCTGCAAATTCTAATACCGCAGGCTGAGCAAAATAAGTCCAAGGGGAAGTTTCATCAGGATAACGCATAGGGTCCCTGAGTTCTGAATACAAGTCTTTAGGTCTAAGGCGTGTGCCTACAACAAGAAGTTTACCCCCGTCATTATCAATACGGGACATAACTTCGGACTGTATCCAGTCAATTTGTTTTTCATACTCATGGGCGTTGGTATGGTCAACACAGTCATCCATGATAATTAAATCTGCACGGGAACCGTAGATGTGACCACGGATACCGATAGCCTGAACGGTAGGGTCTTTTTCACCTGAGTCACGGGCATCAGCCGATAGGTAAATCAAATCTTGTTTCCAAGAGTCTGAGTTCTTTTCAAAACCACCAGCAGGTCCAAAGGCTAGATGAAGGTCTTGATACTTAGGATGAGTCAAACGGTTCTTAATAGAAAGAAGGAACTTCTGAGCCATTGCCTGAGTTTTAGAAACAACCATGATACGGATGTTTGGATTTTGGCAAATACGATAAACCGCATAGTTGACGGTAATGGTCGTACTTTTGGCATGCTCAGGTGGAGTATTTACAATAAGTAAATCAGGCGCACCCGGTTCATAGATTATGGATGGGTGGACATCCTGCGGAACTCGACCCTCTAGTAAGTCAATCCAATGTCGCTGGTGTGTAAAAACTTGTGTGCCGAGATACTTCTCGGAAAATTCAGGAAAGGGCGGGACTTCTTTAGTCGGACCACCCATTTCGCCCCGTGCGGTCATAGACCGTATCTTGTCTATTGCTAGAGCAAAGTCGGGGTCGGTCTTACGGTAATACTCATAAGTCTTGATACTTCTGCCTACGGCATCACATGCCTTTTGGACAGAGTACCCCTGCATTAAAAAATCAATTATCTGCTTCTTTACGGCATCCGAAACATGCGAAGCCGAAGTCGTGCGCTTTCGTTCCATAGCGTTTCTCCAAGACCGATTGTGGTGAGTCTTGGGCTAAAACTCACTTATCCTAACCGAAGGCGTAAGCCGTAGGTTAGGGGCATGCCTAGGGAAACCCGACAGGGGTTTCTTACTTACGCGTGAAAGGCTGCATAGATTACGCCTTTCACTTACTAATAGGTGTCCAATGGCATCTAATTGGACACAAATGTTTAAACTATTTTTCCGTAGGCAGCGTAATTGCCCCCAAATGGGGCAAAAGTGCTGGTCAGCCCCCCATTTTAAGGGCTAGCAAAGTTATGTGTGTGGATACACACATACACATACGCAGCGTTTTTAACAATGCTGGGGTCAAATGACCCCGCGCTCACTCACTTTTTGTTTAAACGCAGCGACACGGCACACGCAACGGGGCAGCAGCGCTAGGTGTGGCGCAGCGCTGGCACGGCTTGTCGCTGCTACTCT